ATTAATTTCCTTATTACCACCAGAAGATATCATGGAAGTTTTAGGTTGTGGAATTCCAGCCTGAGCTAATACTAAAGAAGTTCTATATTTATCTGCGCAAATCTCAGAGCATAGACGACTATTGATAGTCATTATTTTCATCTTTTCTAGTTGAGATAATAAATCTAAATACGAATCTTTTAGCGTAATAGAACCTCTAGCAGCGACTACTGTATCTTTAGTAGATATCTCAAATCCGTCTTTGTCTTCTAGATTATAGATTTTATTATTCTTAATGTATGAGCCTTCTAGTTCTACAATATAAGTTAGATGCCCTAATTTTTTCATTTCATCAGATAATCGCTCTACAGTCTCAGATTTTTTATCCGCAGTAAGAACTACTAATTTTATCTTAGTTTCTTCTTTAGCTTCATTAAATGTATTAAACGATTTCAAAATTATCCCCAAGCCTTTACTGCGTTAAAATTAGCCTTACTAAATTCTAACCTATCAACCAACTTAACGGCACTATTAGATAACGTATCGATAGCAACGAAACCTTCTGGTCCAGTCACTTTATATCCAGTGCTAGTTTTAATAAACGCAGGAATCTGATTAACCTTTTCTAACTTTTTAACAATCATCATTTTAATATCGATTACATCATTATGCCATTCTAAGGCGTGAGCAAACGTGCCAGCCATCTTGCCCTTACGTAAATCCGAAATAAATGACTCTAATTCTTTTTGTTTCTTTTCTTTACCTTTCTCAGATTTCAGCTTATCTATTTTCTTTTTAAATTCGGCTGTGGCAAAATCAATGAATGTTGCGACAGCTTCTTGCTTCTTAGTAAACCTCTGACCTTCTCTAACTTGAGTATTAATATAAACCTTAACCATTCTTGCTAGGGGAGTCTTGCCGAATAACTTTTTCATAGACGTAGGGTCTAATAAACCCAACTGTTTGTGGGCATCTTTTAGTAACTTTTTAATAGAAGACATTTCCCCAGCAGTTAACGTTGCGGTTCCAGAAGCATCTCTGAAATTAGTATCAGTAAACCACACAGAACTCTGCTTAGTAAAATCTTTAATATTAATTTTAAATTGAGCTTTTAGGTTAGCAATGGTGTCGCCACTATAAGTAGTGTGCCATATAACTCCAGCCTTCGCTTTAAGGATCGTATTCGCTAAGTCCGAACCTAGAGGTACGGCGTACGTAATAGTATTAGGGGTGAACGTTACATATTTTTCACCGTCAATAGTTTCTTTTTTCAGACCGTCTGGGGTAAACATAAAGTCGCCCTGATATATACCCTTTAAATTCATCTTAGGGAACTCTTTCAGCGCTACTTTTAGCTTATCCGCAAGACCTCCAGAATGATTTTTATCTACATCTGCGTTAGTATAATTGATTTTAGGGGACTTATTAAATAGAGATTTAGAACCGACAAAAAACTTACCGTTTTCTGGGTTAATACCAGCAATAATAGCCGGTGCGCCATCGACTTTAGCTTGAATATTCACAGCACGTTTAGAATGTCCTTCTAAAGAATGAGCAACGTCGTCTAAAATACCTAACGCTTCTTTAGCACCATCCACACCGAAATCGAAGATAGCATCTTCCACGTGCTCAAGATGAGTTAGTTTTTCTTCAGAAATAAAGGATTTAAAAGATTTCATTGACATATTGCTATATTATGTTATTACTATATTTATAATAAATTACACCTTGAAGTCTTTGAATGCGTTCTTCTTACTCTTACCTTTTGATGTAGAAAATACACTATCCGGTGCTGCGTTAGCGTCTGGTATAGCATTACCAGTAATATCAGTCTGAGCGTCTTGTTCAACGTCATACCATTTCATTTTGGCTTTATTGATGCCGATAACAAATCGCTTATTAAGGTTTTCGTCTCCATAACGGTTCTTTAATTGCTTAACCATTACTTGATTTAAATCTTGTAATTCGTCAGTTTGAATCAAAGCAAGGAATAAATCAGCAGTAGCTGGTAGACCGAACGATTCAGAAGTGTCCTCGAGACCCATATCGGACGAATTGAAACCGGTTCTATTAACCTGAGTAGCAGACCAAATAGGAACGTTATATTCAACAGCAAGACCTCGTAGTTCTTCCGCGATCGCCTTAACATATGTATAACTATTAACGTCTTTTGCTCCACTTAAACGCTGCGAGGCGCAGATATTTAAGTAATCGATATAAATGATATCAGGCATGAAGTTCTTTTTAAGAGCCAATTCTTTTAATAAGTGGCGGAAATGACCAGCGTGTGCGGTAGAAGTCGGGAATTCCTTAACGATTAACTTACCAGTAGTTTTAGATTGAATTGCTTCAATCTTTTTTGAATACCGTTCAAATGATAAATCCTTTAAACTATCAACTTCAACGTCCATTAAATTAGCATCAATACGTTCAGCGATACGTTCTTCTGCCATCTCGGCAGTTATGTATAATACATTCTTGCCCATAGTTAAATTAGATGCCGCCATATGACACATACCGATAGTCTTACCAACACCAGTACCAGCCATAAGGATATTCAATGTCTTACGCGGGATGCCACCTTTTGTAATCTTATTCAAATAATCAATATCAAACGGAATACGTTCTTCTTTACGTTGATAAAATTCGTATCGTTCTTCTGCGTTATCTAAAAAATCGTGTCCAATATGCGTATCAAAAGAAACTGCCAACGCAGTTGATAATAACTCGGGTATAGACCCTTCGGATTGTTTCCCGTCGGGTTCATCAATAATACTAATCGATTCCATAATAGCATTATACACAGCTTTGTCTTTACAAAACTTTTCAGTCTCATCAAGTAGCCACTGTTCGTTAGGGGTTTCGTCTACAACAAGCATTTCGACTAAATGATTAGTTTCTTCGTATTCTGTAGAATTTAAACCTTCTCTAGATTCTATAGATATACGTAATGCCTCTTTAGACGGAACGTCATTATATTTTGAGTAAAATGTCTGAATCTCATCAAATACTATTTTATCCGTATTCGATTGAAAATATTCCCCCTTTAGGAATACAATCACTCTTCTTGCATATTCTTCATTATGTACTAGATTCGATAGAATCGTATTTTCAATATTCAATTATTACTTCCCCAGATATTCGTTCAATGCTTCTTGGACTACGTCACTTACAATTTGACGTACTTCAGTTTCGTACCCTTTAGTCGAACCAGTTTCATCTACGGTTCCAAATCCGAATGATATTTCATTATCACCGCTTTCGGACATGTGTAGATCGTAAATGATAAAAGCTGTTCCGTCAGATGCCTTTATATAAAATACATCTTCGCTATTCGACTTCATCAGCCAACAGAGCGGTTTTACCGATTGCGTATTTATTTGTTACGTATGTTTGAAATTTAGTAGACGAAATAATATCTTTCCAAAACTCTCCTTTTTCGGTTTCGGCTGCTCTAACTTTCTTTTCTTCAACTTCTCCGGTTTCGATATCTACTTTCGAATACCAACCGTTAGAAGGTTTAACAACAAAGCCACCCTCGACAGCAACTTCAAGCAAGCCTGACCATTTTTTAATACCACCAGCCCAAGTTACGGCGATTGGTATTTTAGATTTTTCTTTTACAAATCTTGATTTTTCAACGTTGATAACAAATTCATAACCCTCTACCTCTGTACCTTTTTTAGATTGTCTACGACCTATGATCCAAACGTTATCGGCTGAATACATCACACCAGTTCCGCCCGAAACTACTTGCTTAGAAAACATTTCTTGGGTTTCGTATGTATGGTTAACTGCAACTAGAGGAATGTCCTTTAATGTTAGATATGGAGTAACCATTCTAAATAATGATTTAAGCTGTTTTGCTCTAGTCATATCAGCAACAGACTTTTGGTCTCGGGCATCGTCCATTTCTTTTTTAGACGCTAAGTTGCCAATAGAATCAATCATGATATATACATTATCATTTTCATCCATTTGTTCTAATTGATTTACAATATCAAATTTAAGTTCTTCGACGTTCTTAATAGGAACGTGTAATACTCTGTCAGTATTGATGTTAAGAGATTCAAAATATGATTGAGGCGTTCCAAACTCAGAGTCGTAAAATAATGCGATAGCGTCTGGATACTTATCTAGATACGCCTTCATCATTACTAAACCAAATGCGGTTTTAAAATGTTTTGAAGGACCAGCTAATACCGTTAATCCAGAAGTAATGCCTCCGTCCATTCTACCAGATAAAGCGACGTTTATCATAGGAACTGACGTTGGAATAACATCTTTACTCGTAAAGAGTGTTGATTTTGAAAGTTGTGTTGTTTTAAGTGTCGCCGATTTCTTCAGGCGGTCAAGTAATGCGCTCATAATATAATTCCTTTTTTATTCAATATATCTATATTATACCCTACAAAGGCATAAAAGTAAAGTTATTTTAGTATCGGTTTTGATAATAATTCAACTAAGTTGTATGGTTTTTTTAAATTAGACCACCTAGTAAAATATATGATTGGATATTTTGGGAATAATTTAAGAAACTCCGCAGCAGTGATGCCTAAAGTTTTGGAAATGATTGTGTGGTCTGGGGTTATAGATTGAGCTTTGAATATTTCCCTTCCTAAAATAAGGATTTCTATTCTCCTAGATGTTGCTATAAAACCATTCAAGTCCATTATTTCAGAAGCTATCGTTTCGCTCCAATTATCTCCAACAATATACCCATCCGCGTCTAATAAATATTCTTTAGCCGTGGTAGATATACTAATAGCTTGGCGTTGTTCTAAAGTTTGTATATTCTCTTGAAAGTTATCTACAAATTCAGCGAAGTCTTTGCCTTTACTTTCAGTTGCGATATTATTTACATTAATAGTTGCCATTGTGTCCTCTTGTTAAAAAAATGAATCTAACGTGCTCTTCTTTTCCCAGTCCCAACCAATAGGGGTTAAAATACCCTCTAACGGTCTTAGGTATGATTTTTCAAACTGGGTATCATAATCAATAAGTCTACCCATATCAAATTCTGGAGGAATTCCCGAAACAAAAGATAAAACGTTTTGTCGATATTTGTTTGGAGTATTCAAATAAACAAATTTGATTTTTACCCCCGCGTCAATCGACTCTATGTTAGTTAGTCCGTGAGTATTAATAAGCTTATTAAACAACATAGCACCCTTAACGTGAATCGGAATAGACTTCTCTTGCGTTAAGTATTTCTTATATTCATTAATACCTCTAGGAAATGATATTTCTTCAGGAGGTAGGTTATTAAATTCTTCCCTATATTTATATACTAGTTGCTGTAATTCCTGCTCTGTTCCGTTTAGTATGATATCGACGGATTCTTTTAACTTACCCCTAACGTTCGCGGGGGTAGAAGATTTAACAATTTCAAGACCCATAACTTTCATCTTAGGTTTCGCATACCTAACGCCTTCGTTATCGTATACATTTAAAGCGTATCTCTTTTTAGCCGTCCATAACCCTACATCGGAAATAGATTCACGACCCATCTGCATCTTTTGTTCATACGCATTAACATATTGTGCTAGATCTTCGTAAGACTTATCAATAAAAGGCTCAATAGATTTCTGGGCAACTGTATCTAAAAAATCTACAATCTTGTCTTTAGATGGTAGTTCTTTACCTTTATACGCTCCATCTACAATCTTACCTAACCTTAAATAAACAGAATCAGTATCGATTGCGACTACAAAATCAAAATTTGTTGTTCCGCAGATTTCGTTTAAATATACATTGAGTTTCTTTTCGATCCACTTAATTGCTAATTGACCACCTGTTGTAATTGCTTCTGCGTTTCTTAAATCGTAGTACCTAAACCATTGATTCCCGATTGCACCATATGCCGAGTTTAACTGAATTTTCTTTGCCATTTGAATATTATTAAATTTAGCAATATCATTTACAGTTTTTATACTAGAATCGCCGTCCTCCCTACGTTGCTCTGCGTCGAGCATCTTACCCTTGAAAATCTTACGTTCATTGTAAATCTTTTCCATTAAATCGGGCAAGAAACCTCGTTTGTTTCTAGTGTAAACCGTTCCGTTAGGGGCAACAGTTGTATTGTCGCGTTTCAATTCACTCAAGTCAACTTCTTGATGTAATAATTTATCAACAGTAACTCCAGACTTAAATCCAACAATAGTCTCAGGACTTATGTTATAATTCATAATTAAATGAGGGTATAGGGAATTCAAGTCAAACGAAACAATCCATTCATGCTTACCCGTAATAGGCGCTTTTACATAAGCACCGGCATACTGTTCAGTTTTACCGCTATTAACCTTCGGTGGCGGTACAATATTTTTACGCTTTAGGTAATCGTATATGATAGCATCCCATTGCTTTACTGTTCCAAATACATCTTCATAATTAATCTTTGCGTCATAACTCATAGTCATTGCAAGGTCAATTAACTTCATTTTATCGTCTAAACGTTTAACCAACTCAACGTCTTTGATGTTGTAGTCTATAAACTTTTGAGGGTTTATCCTAGAAAGCTGCAATAAAGAACCTTCTTCTTCGTATGATAATTTATTTTCGCCTAACTCGACGTGACCAATATAATCAAGCCTATAACTCTCTTGCATTTTATATGTAAATTTCTTATATAACTTTATATAATCTAAAGATTGAACGCCTAGGATATCATAAACGAGTTGGTCTTTGCCGAACTTAGTTTTCGTGGTACGTTCTTTTACCCAACCAAATGGAGAAAACTTCTTAGGTTCGTTACTACCGAAGATTCTAGCATATCTGTTTATAATATAAGGAATATCAAACCCATCAATATTCCATCCAGTAACTACGTGAGGAGGTTCTTTTTGCCAAAACTGTAAGAAATCTGTTAGTAATTCAACTTCATCTTTACATTGAGTGTATACGATTTTAAGGTCGCTGTCTGCGTATTCTCCGTCTTCCTTTTTCCAAGGAGTAAACCCCCAAGTATAATATGTATCGTCTATATTATCGTATATTGTTATAGCATTAATTATAGATAACGCTTTATCCGGATGAGGAAACCCCTGATCAGATTCAACTTCGATATCTATATTATAAGTCCTAACCTTAGTTGGATCGAAATCAATAGTATCTGGCCATTGTTCGCAGATGTATTGAACGTCAAATTGGTCAATACCGTGGACCTTAAATCCACTAACGTCCGAATAGTTTTTAACAAAGTCCCTAGTTTCTTTAATCGTTCCAGGTTTGATATCGTAAACGGGTTCTCCTTCTAAAGTTCTAAACTTAGTTTCCCCCTTTTTACCGGTTACATACATGGTTGGTTTAAATTCTTCCCTACGTATAAAATCCCCTCGTTCCGTATCAACACCTCGAACAAGTATTTTATTCCCTAACGTATTAACTGATGTATAAAATTTCATATTATATTTCTACCTCAAAACCATTACCTTTACCCATACATTCCTCTGTTATAGGGTTCCACCACCCGTTGTTCTCTCCGCACCTATTAGCAGTTTTCTTATCTTCCTCTAACAATACTTCTTCCGTTTTAGGCACAATAATAGTTTCTTGTACTACTTCCTGAGTTTTTATCTCTGTTTCGTTATATCCGCAATGAGGACACCAAGGGTCTATATTAACTGACGCGCCATACATAGTCCAAATTTCAGAACATTCAGAGCATTTATACGATGCGGTTGATATCTTATGCATATTATGTATCTCCTGGATAATGTACGAACGTCTTTATCATATACTTTGTGCCTTCAATTACTGGCTTTGCTTCGTGAGGAAACCCAAACCAAGTAGGAAATATAAGTAATCTCCCTAAGGCAGGTTTACAAGTTATACCATCAAGATGATCAGTAAAGGCAGTTTGTCCGCCACTCTCTACGTCATTTAGGTAAAATAAAAATGCTAGCATCCTATTAGAAGATTCTGAGTTTTCTGAATCTACATGACTTTTATAAAAATGTTCGCCCTTATCGTATCTATGCATTCTCCACTCCTCAAGGACACGAGAATAAGGAATATGTTTAACGCCAATATCTTTAATATACTTCTTCTGATATTCCATTGCGATATTATTTAATATAGAAATTATACCTTGCCATGGTTTATCTTCGTCTGAACATATAGAGCAATTCATTTCTATCGCTTGCCTATATTCATTCTTGGTATTTTCAGAAGAGCCAACTTTACTTAGTTCGTGATGTTCTGACATCTTCTCAAAATTATCTATGATTTCTTTAGAGAAGTTAGCAGGTAACACTCCGTCGTATATTTTAATGAAGTCTTTTAGTTTAGGGTCTTTCCTCAATGTACTATCTCAAACTTAGATCTGACTAAAGAGTCTTTTCTATCTGCAGCTTCGGTTACAAACGCATTAACGTATCTGTTAAGGTTTATTATAGTACCATCATCCATTTCGGCTACGCCATTATAATTTTCAATTAAAGATTCTATTAATCCAACTTTATCTTCAATCTCACCGTCAGACACCATCTCAAACGTTATACAGTCATCCATTTCCATAAACGTAAAACATAAAGAAACATCATAAAATCTAGCATCTTCGTAGTTTTCGTATTCGTTATCTATCTCTATACTCATTCTTCCCCTATACTTTTCTGAAATTGTTCTATCGCTGTTTGTATACTCATATATTCTCTGGCGGCATCGTGTAGCGAATTATGCGCTATAAACCCAGTAGGGTTAACTTTAATATCACCGCCCAATAAAGTCTGGACAACGGTTTTTGAATCGTGAATATTCCACCAGCGCCACGGAAGTTCATATGGCGTAGAATTACCAGTTACTCGAAATAAATCATGCATGATTGAAAAGTCAAAGTGAGAACCTCTAGAATAAACAAGAACGTTTTTGACATTGACGTTTAGACTCTCAAACCATGTAAATATACTAGGCATGAGTTCAGACCAATGAATATCGCTGTCTGATGGTTTTAAAACTTTCATTGCGTCTGCGCCTTGAGTCGCCCACCAATCAAGAGTGTCTTTCTCTATATTACGACCAGCGGCAGCCTGCGACTTAACATCAAGTGTTACGTAAAATCCGTTTTTGATAAGTTCGTCGTAAGTGTAGTCTTCAGATGAGTCTACCGCTACAGCGCCGACAGATAAAATAACCGCGTTGGCGTGAGTGCCTAGCGTTTCTAAGTCGAAAACGACTGAGTCTATGGGCATTTAGTTCTCCAATAATATAAGTTCAATACCTATATTATACTCTAAAACTACCCGATAGTAAAGTTTTTTTCTTATTTTTTAATTTCTGCGATATGTTTTTCTACGTATTCTGTAGAAACGTTTCTTGCTTCTAATAAAGCATCTTTAACTTCTTGCTTCGATCCACCGAAGTACGCAACAGCGTGTCCCTCTGTAATCATTTGTTCGTTAACAGAACACTCGAATTCTTGTACGAATAGTTCACCGAGTACTCGACCAAACTTGCCTGTACCATGAGAACGCACTAGAAATTTATCTTCTGCCCCACTAAGAATTTCTACAAGTCTATGTTTAGCGCCTTTACCGTATCTCTTTTCCGTTAAATCTCTAGTGCGAGATTCCGGCGTATCAATACCCATAAAACGAATTCGTTTAGTTACCCAAACATCAAAACCCAAATCTATATATGCGTCGATAGTATCTCCATCAACAACTCGTTTTACTTTAGCGTTATAATCAAACATGTTATACTGTTCCTTTAGTTAAGATGTGTTCTACGCGCATTGCCATTGCCGAAGTTTCGCATTCTGGGCATACTTCGAAATCATCTAGTTTTTGTAATCGTAAATACCATACGTGTGCGCATTTGCCACATATAAGTTTAGCAGTTTCTATTTTTTCAAATTTATGTTGCATCGTAATCATAATATAATCCTTCTGGTTGTTATCTAGTTATACCTAATATTTTAGCTATCTGAGCATCTAGTATTCCTGCTCGATTTGGCCACTTGATGTAATCTTTATCTGGGTTTGATTTCAAATTCTTTAATAATGGAATAATTAATTTTTCCAATGCTTTGAGTTTATTTGCTTTAAAATCCACAAACTCTTGCTTTTTCGCTTCAAGTTCCGCTTCAACTGTTTCTTGTCTAGCCAATAAATCAGCGAGGTTGTTATTAATATCGCCGAAATCCACACTGCCGTCGCCATTAAAGTCTAATTCACGCACTTCGCCCACTGATATTTCTAAAAGGTCTAATTTATCATTAATTTCAGAAAAATCAACATTAACTTCCGAAGATGTTGCGTTAACCTCTCTACCTAATAATGTATCTAACTTTTCATCAATGGCGGACATATCAGGCATATCTCCAGCCGTTAGAGCGTCTACTCGTTCTAAAGCTATAATCTGGTCTAATTTATTATCTAGGGATGAGGTATCTACCTCAGTAAAATCATCAGGGAGTAGCGCTAGAATAGCATCAAGTTTAGTCATCAAGGGAGATAAGTCCGCCGAGGCTGCCGAGGCTGCCGAGGTTACGGTCTTAACAACGGTATCTAAATCGCTATCGTCGTTATCCGAAAAGGAAAAACCCCATTCAAAATCTTCGTCTATACTAACTTTTCCTTGTTCTGTGTCTGCCATGGGTTATTCTCCTAAAAGGGCATAAAACTTCTCGCCATTCCTTGCGGGGAGAAGTTG